CAGTTAGAACGCATATACCGCAACTCGTCTAACGGACCAGGGTATGGTCAAGATTCGGGCGCTACCTGAACAGTGGTTCATAGTCTGCACTTCAGGCGGCGGCTTATGCGTAGAGACGACTAACGAACAAAAAGCACGTACCATTGCAGACGTGCTTCACTGCTCCGTCCATTCTGAAATGCGGGCTTCGCGGGCTTCGTTCCAGTAGTCACGTTCTCTGTACCACTTCTGCCAGTCGTGGCCTGATTTGTGGCTATTGCAAGAGAAACAGCAGCCTACTAAATTGCGCTGTTCTGTTACCCCGCCTTTCCACTTTGGGACTACATGATCTAGCGTTGCGTTCTTGCCTAGCGGTTCAGCGCAGTAGGCACAGCAGTAGTTCCATTGCTGCAAGATATGGTCACGAAAGCGCACCTTGGCTTTTTTACGGGATACCAGCTCAGTCCCGTCAATCTGGTGGTCCACTACCACCGCTCAATACACTGCAGCAACCTATTTGACTTGCAGCTGTTTATATGGTAACGCCGGGAAACTTACGGCGTTGACCAAATGCGACCTTCTTTGATACGGCGACGGCGTAATCCTTGCTCAAAATGAGAACCGGGGTTTCGATAAAGTAGTAAAGCATCTGGTACTTGTTTCCATTCGCGGTTTTTTAATACGCGGCTTATTGTGCTAAATCCTGGTAAACCGTAAAAATACGCTCCAACGTTAAAGGCAAAGCTAATGAGGGCTGATTTTTGGTTGGGACTCATGCTATTCCAAAACGGTACATCAGCTTCAAGAATGTCTGCAGTTCGCTCTATTTCTAATGTCAACATTTCTTCTGCTCTTTGTTGGCTAATTTTTTCGCCTAGCCTTACACTTTGTCCCTCGGGATACCGGGTATTTCCGTAGCCAATCGTTGGTATGCCAGCAGGACACAGATATGAAGTTAAATGACAGCCTTCAAATTCTTTGATAAGCTCCACTGCAGCGCCGTAACTTTTGTCGTTTACAGCTGAAATCCATGTTTCGTACCAGGGCTGGTCACGGTTAAGAATGTCTGGCTGTACTTTTAAAATTGCGGCTTCAAGCTCTACTAGCGCAGCGCTTTGATGTGGCAGTTTCCGGTAATAACGGAATAGGTCATTCAGGTGAACCGGGGTGTTTGGGCTCATGCCATGGTGCGCGAAGGTGCAGGTCGTCAAGGCGCTGTGGAGGTGGCACTGCGGCAGGTTGGGTCGCGTGCCAGTCCTTTTCAGTTTGGTCTAGTTTTTTTGGTAGCGTTGCGTAAAACTTACGGCGCTGGATGGCCCTGTCTACTGTGCTCCACATGGAACGGGTGCTAAACAAAACGATCCAACGCCCGTCAGGCGGTATCAGCCCTTTTTTCCGGGTTTGATACTGCGGATTGCAGTAAACAAAAATTGGATGATGCTGTTGTCCTTTAGCTTGCTCATGCCGATCAGCTCAGATGCAGCTGCAACGACCACCCAAAAGGCGGGATGGGCTAGGACTTCCTCGAAGTTCATGAAATTTGGAGCTTTTTCTAATACTAGCCCTGTGGGCTTTTGTGCTCCAAAACGGCAATGCGGTTTCCGTGGTCGTTAAGACGTTCGTAAATTTCTCGGCGGTCAGTATTGGCCTGAACTTTTTCCGCCTTCATGTCTTGGTGCAAGTCTTCAAGCTTTGTGGCAATAGATTCGACACCGGCTGTGAGGCGAATGACCGCTTCCCGGCTTTCGCTGGTTCGCCTAGTAAACCCAGAGACACTCATCCCAGCAATGCCAATAGAAGCACCTAAAATTGCTGCGTAAATTTCAATCACAATGCAGGCGCTTCCTATTTTTTTATTTTAGAGGATCTGGCAGGCCGGATAAAATTGCCACCGCTCGTTTATAAAACATGCAGTCGGTTTTACCGGCATTTTTGAGCGCCTGCTCAATACGTTTCCAGTTTTCATACGTTTTCCTGTCTGTCACTGCTTAAACCGCTGCAGTCGTAAGGTCTCCATTATTACTCACCGTAATTTTGTACCTAGTTCCGTTTGGTGACGCGAGAATTACACCTTCCCCAAGTCCTCCGATTTCTAAGGGAGCGCCTGGGGTTAAAGTTCCAATGCCGACATACCCTTGCGACGTAATTCTGGCGCGCTCAACGCTTGCAGAAGAATTGTCAGGCGTGGTACTGAACACCAGCCTTCCGGGCATGTCGTTTGTGCTTGACGTGCCATCGACTTGGCCGACGATTGAAGCGGCGGGAATAAAATTTGTGCCATCATCCCCTGCAAACTGCAATACACCTAAATCGTCTCCGCTTTGAACTAGACCACGGACACCTACATTTGCGCTACGGCTTTTTTGGATATTGCAAATTGGAGCCCCTGTGTCTGCGCTCCAGCGTGTTGCTTGCCACGAACTGGTACTGCCTCCACTTCCGTGAAGTTGCAGTTTTGAGTTAACGCTTCCTGCTCCTGTGTAAGCAACTGTACTGCCGAACAGAAGTTTATCGTTAGCGTTTAAAAGGCTTACATTCGTTCCTGTCCTGGTCCAGTACCCAATATTTCCCGTACCAGTGCCATCGAATGCATTGGAGATTGAGTTGTCTACAAAATCTTTTGTTACAAGCGTTGTTGCGGCATCCCCTGATGTGGTGGAAATTGATGTAGCTTTATTGGTTAGAACTAAATTTGTTCCGTTAATTGTACCTGTTGTGGTGATTGAATCACCTGCATTAACAGGTGATACTGTTGTACCCGTTCTGTTCCAATAGCCTATAACACCGGTTTTGCTGCTACCGCTGCCAGCAACTTGAACTACTGCACCCAAGCTGTTTTCGATGTATAAAGCAGGGCTTGATGAGTGGTAATTAACTGCAATCTGACCGGGTTGGAGCGTACCAGCGGTTGGCGCTTGGTTCTGTACCAAGGAACGAATGTTCTTTACTGAAACTGGCATCGGATAAACCTCCCGGTCAGAAAAACTGGCGCATTAACGCGCTGTGTGTATTTTAGTACGTACCAGCGTCGATGGTTGTTACGGCCTCCCACTGCGAGCTTGATCCGTTTAACTGCAACAATGAATCGGCAGCTGGAGTTGTGATTGTCACGTCCAATAGATCATTTAATACTGTGATGCCGCTTATTCCAGCAGCGGATGCTCTAATGCGAGTCCACCCCGCTGCTAAACCGTTGCAAAGAATCAAGTCACCGTTTTCAAAAGACACTCCTGGGCTTTCTGGAATGTTGCTGCCTGGGCCTCCGCCTGGGGTGTTCACAATAAAGTAGATACCGGCTTTCGCGTCTGTTGCGCTGCCTAGGTTGTCGCCAATTGAATATCCGGCGCTAATCCCTAAAGGCGTTACCCCGTTAATAAAACCAGTACTTGCGTCAATTGTTCCTGAGTACCTTAAATTTTGCTGGGCTAGTCTTCCAAAGCTCACCGGAAGCCAAGAGTTACCGTTCCACATGTGGAGCGCAGATGTGGATTCTTGAAGCCACAGCATTCCAATGTGGCTTTCTGTTGCAGCAATGGAAGGTATTACCTCTTGGACGTAGGCAATAGAGTAATCAGATAGTTTCTCATTGCTTATGGTGCGGTCTGTGATATAAGAAGCGCCAAACGTACCAGAAATGATTTTTGACGTGCTTAAGTTTGGTATGTCGCTTTCTTGTAAAGGTAAGGAACCTGTTACGTGGCCGTTTTGGTCAAAGTTAAGCTTAATTCCACTTCCCGCGCCAACTGTGTTTACGTGCGTAATTTCACCCAGAGAATCCACAGACAAGCTTGTAGTATCTGGTCTAACTACACCGACAGCAGATGCTGTTGCTACAGGTAAATCTGCTGGTGTAATTACACTGCCGCTTGTTACTAAACCTTTACTGTCATAGTTTACAAGCTGCTTGGTTCCGGTGTTTGCGACAACAGTGTTGTCAATAGAAAGTACTTGCCCGTTTAAAACTAGGCCGTTTCCGTTTACAGCAACCGCTCCACGTGCAGAGCTTGCCAGTGGTAGGTCATTGGATACAATTGTTCTTGCGTTTACAGCCCCGGCTGAACCTGTAGGACCAGCAAGGAATTGAGCGGCTGCAGTTGTGTCGTCAATTGAAGCCGAAACAGCGGCGCTGTGGTTTGCTATGACTACTTCTGTGTTTACAAGACCTGAGTTACTTCCTGTAACATTTAGTATTCCGCTTGTCAGGCTCCATACCGTACCATCCCAGATGTAAGTTTTTATTTCTGCTGTTGAGTTGTCGATTGCGATTTGACCAATAAAATCGCCTGTTGCGGGTAGCGCAGTTACTACTACAGCGGAACTGGAGTCGGCAAGTTTTGCTGCTGTGACAGAGGAGTCAGCTAACTCAGTGGTGCCGATGGAACCGGCAGCTGTGGTGAAATTAACTTTTGCGCCCGGTATAGAGCCGTTTGCAAGTAAAGTGATCCCGTCTAAGATCAGATTTGAAGCGGTAATTTTTTTGGTTTCTGAGGCACTTAGGTCTGCAATAGGCAGTACGTCCGCTGCCTGTAGCTCTGAACTGCCTAATTCAGGTAGGTCAGAAATACGAAGATCAGCCATTAACTCAGCGCACAGTACCTTACTAGCATTCTAATAGGGTTGAAAATTTTATGGCGCGTCTGGGTCGCCTAAAATCTCGGCGTTGTCTTCAGCCAAAAGCTTACTGGAATCTTCCAGCAACAATGAGCCAAAATCTTGGGCGACTTTTAAAGCTATTGCTCCGCTTGTTACAAAATTGATTTCAGTTTCTATAATTTCGTCTCTCGTTCCAGCCCGTATGGCAACGTTTGTTACCACGCAGTTCATCTGATAGTATATTTTGTGACCTTTTTTGTCATCAAAAATAACAAAACGTCCATCAAAAACACTGCCTTGTTTTAGTCTAAGAAGAAGCTTAGCCATGTAGTTGGGTACTTCGTCCCTAACACCTACTTGGCTGTCGCCTAACTTATTTTTATACTCCCAAAAACAGGAAAGAGTTCCTTGGCCGCTGATCATCCCATTTGAATAATTTTTTCTAAAATTTTCACCTAGATCAGTTACATCTATTGACTCTCTATTTGTTGTGACTTCGTATCTGTAGACTTGGGCAAGGAAGTTTTGGTCTGGGTCTCTTGTTTTGGCCTGTATTTGTTGATCGCCTGTGTCTCTTTCTAAAGGTAAAGCGTCGTTTACTTTGCCGTTTACTGCTTTTTCAAACGTATCAAAAAGACGGATACCGCCTGCGTCGTCTACGTTAATGTAAAATAAACCGTCAGGAAAGCTGTGGTTTTGAACTAATACAAGATTACTACGATCTTGCGTGCCAAGCTCTATCCTATCCCCTGTTATAAAAGCCCCTGAGGCAGAGCTAAAGCTAAACCTGCGCTCCGAAACGTTTACGGCAGTAGGAGTTAATACGCTCCTTACGTATTCATCGTTCTCAGATGTTCTTCTTAGCTGTACGTAACCTTCTGCGCCTAAATAAATGCTCATATCAGTACGGATGTAGGTGCCCCATCAAACTCAAAGGTGATGTTACAAGACAGTACTTCTCCTACAGCCATTGTCATGTTTGCACTAGTAATCCAAACATCACCAACAACGCTTCTGGTAGAGCCGCCTGTAACTACACGAAGCTCTAAACGTACTTTTTCTGTTTCTGCTCCTTGGGCATTAGACCCCCCAGCTTTGATTATCTTGTTTAATAGTTTACTTGCGCTATTCGTAGATGTGCTGGTTGGGTCGGCATCGTAGTAAAATAATGAGCACGAACCAGAGGAAGACCTAATGCCTGGCACTGCTGTACGATCAAAGTCTGAAAGTGTGGTTGTCTCCAGCACTTGCAAACTAGACGTAAAAGACCAGTTAATTACTTTTGCTGCAGTTACATTGTCAATAATCAGTCTTCCATCAGTGCCTGTGTAGAAAGCCATCAGATCACACCCCTCAGCTGCAACGAAATACTAGAAACACCGGGCCTGTTGTTAGTTAAAGTTGGAGCAGCCTCGTACCGCCATCTTAGCTCTGAACTGTCAGGTATGTAATTCGCGCTTGACCAGCCTTCTGTTGTGGCTGCGGGCAGTGTAAAGCTTTTAAACGTTCCAAGCACTTCTGTGTAGTGCTCTAAGAATAGATTTGCTTGGGCGTCGCTGAGGTTTTGATAAGTAAGGTTTAAAGTAGCACCGTATTTTTTATCGCCGTAGCGGATGCGGGTTTCCTGGCCTGAAATAGCGTTGTACTTTCTGTTGGCAAAGTCCCCTTGGGCAAAAGAGCGTGCTGATGGAACTAAACTGGGAAATGCCATTACTCTATTACTACAAAGGAGTCTGGGTTGACTTGTTCAACCAAACTTGCGACGCGGGATACCCCATCAATATTAGTTGGAACAACCACCGCAGTCACGCTGACAATGCCGTCTTCACTTAATGTTAGCTCCTGCACTTGGTAGATGTCCTCATTAGGTGTCAGGCTAGGGAAGCTAATCAACGCTCCAGCTAAAGATGGATCTGTTACCGAGTTGTCGAGTACTGCAACACTACGAGTCTGGATTTCGTTTGATCCAGACAAAAGTACAGTTGCGTCGTATGTACCGTTTGGTACGGGATTTACAGACTTTATGGATAGGTCAGGGTTTATCATTACGTTTAAACCTGCACTAAAATCAACCTCCTCTACCAATACTTGTATATAACTTCCAGGTTGGATTAGTAAAACGTCTGGAGTTGTTTCAAACGATATTGTTTTGCTTACCAGTCGGGAAGAAGCCAGTATGAAGCGGGCAGTTTTAAGTGCTTGGTCTCTGTTGTCGCAGAATTGCGTAAGGTCCAAGTCTTCTATAATGCTGGGCTCGCCTGCACCACCAATATTCTCGTAGATAATTGCGGTTCTTTCTTCAGGCAGTTCATAGGGTTTTAAATCGCGCCAGCGTACAGATATACCCTTTGCTATTCTTTCGTTGCCATCAATAAAGGAAACCTGCAGGGAATTCTCTAAAATATTACCGGCAGAAAAAATTTGACTAGGAACTAACCTGTTTAAACTTATGCTTCCGTCTTGTTCGACAGGTAAAGCAGGCATCACACCAAACACCCCGTTTTTAATTGTAAAATTACATAAACATTTACCAGCGTTTTCCACCGCAAAAGACCTTAGGTTTGTTTCGGCCTCTATAACCCCTGTCCAAAATATACGGTTTTTTACTAGGTACTTTGCAGTCTCCGCAAAACTATTCCTGTCAACAAGCTCCGAAGAAACGCTCGTACCAACACCTTGTTTTTCGTTTGTAAGCAGGTAATAAAGCAGGTCTGAAAATATATTGCTTGGGCCGAATGTATTGCTTATATCCGGCTCTAGCCTTTCTACACTAATGCCTTTATCTAACCATATTCGGGGTTGCTCAACGCTGGAAAAATTGTTTCCAGCTTTTACACACAAACCTAGCATTGAAAGGTCTTCGTATTGAGGAACGGTCTGCTCGCGTACACTTTCATTTACATAGACAATTTCATGCTCCGGTGAGTCTGAATTTGACTTTGTAAGTTCTAGATAATGGCTGCAGTCAGAAACTTGGCTGCTTTCTTCAAAAAGTCTTTCTTCAAAGCCAATACTAGTAGAGGGTTGAGTTACAGTAATTGACTGGGTAATCGTCCCTACAGCACTAATGTCAAAAGAGAAGGTAACTTGACTTTGTACGTTTCTGTAGCGGTTAGATGAGCTTATAAATTTTGTAACGCTAAAACCTTCACCTACTCCGGTCCACAGTCCCCCTGTGTTCGGTCCCTGTATTACGTTAAAAACAGGTGTTACAGCGTTAGACCAGTTTAACCTAGTTCCATAATACTCCTGGTGTAAGGATCCGGTTTGCGTTCCAGCAGTGGCGCTAACTCTAATCTCTATAAAGCCTGGAGAGTTGTTAGTCCTGTTTTTTGTAAACAGGACTGTTCCTCTGCCTATTTCACCGGAAAAGCTAGGGTTTCTACCGATGACTTCAGTAAGCCACGCATTTATTGCAAAATTTTGGTTTCCTATAACATTTACAAGTCGTATGTTTGTCGGTACAAGTACAGGTACCTCTTCCTCTACGCTTCCAGCTTCAGTGTCCGCCCCAGCTGCTGTGGTTAATTCGCTGTTTAATAAAATTGCCTCTCT